CCTCCAATTCAAAAGTTGATCGCCCTACCGCATCGCCAAACGCCTCTAAATCCTTAACGACCTGATCACGAAATTCACCGAATACAACGGTAGACTTGCCTTGCATTTCTTCAATGTCAGAGGCTAGACCGATCATTGCCGCACCCGCGCGGCCCGCTTGTTGGACAACTACCGCAGCCAACGCACCTTTCATCACGGTCCCAAGTTGCTTGAACTTCGCGCCAATACCCTTGGATGCTTTATCAACATCTCTCTGAACTTTGTCCAAAGACTTTCTTAATTCTGACATATCCGCTTCAATGCGGACTAAGAGGGTATCAACTGTGGTAGCCATTAGTCTGGATATAACTCCATAAGTTCTTCAAGTTCATCTTTACCTAGAGGTGGCGGCTTACCCCCAGAATGAAACTCTGCAAAACCATTCAGTGCAGCGTAGAACTCTTGCAAACTCATGTCCCAAAACTCTGATGCACTCATTCGCATTTTCCCGAGAGCGATTTGCATGTAATCATCCCAAGGGAATTCTTCTATTGCTACGCTACCGCCGCTTCTTCCTTTCCCTCATTCTGACCGCCACTCAAGGCAACTGACAAAATTTCTCCTGAAGCCTTCATAGCCTCCGCAAGACCACCATCCCATACAGCGGATTGGACATCTTTTATATCAATGTCGTTCCCACCCGCCCGAATAATTGGGAGCAGTATAGCACACATTTCAGTTGTTGTGAGATCGCCATCAGACAATTTCTGTAAAATTCTAAGAACGCCGCAGCCTAGTGCTGTTTCGATCCTAGCTAAACCATCCATTGTTACTTTAGCTTTATACGTCTGCTTCCCCAGACTTAGACGGAACTCTCCGCGTTTTGGATTTGTCAACTCTGACCTCCATTGTGTTTACAAGTAGCACTTCGCCACGATCTGCTACATCCAGTGTAGATGTAACTTCATATTCCTTATCCCCAACCTTGAAGTTGTCACCAACACCAAGGCCAGAGGAACAGGGAACAGAAAACATATTACCTTGAGCGTGGCCCAGATAGATTACCTCATTGTGGTGTATCTGTACTTTTTCCCAAGCCATGCTCTAATCCTTATACTGTTGCGAATGTAAAGTCGCCTGAACTCTCTAGTGTTATAGAGTAGGTAACTTCACCGTTATACTCACCTGCATACTCAAGTGACGCAACCATAAACTCGCCAGTATATGTTCCAAAATCTGGGACAATAATTTGGAAGTTATGGAAATCGCTTGCGCCAAACGCTGAACGCAACGTTGTTTCTGATGCTGCATCTGTAAATACGCCGCTGCCAGAAATAGAGCAAGTCTGCACACCGCCATTTGCAAGCAATGCACGAACACCAGAACTATCTTTGGTGGTAACATCTACCGCTTCATCGTTCATAGTAATTGATGTTGAGCGCAAACCACCGACTGTGGTGTAGCTATCTGAAGCTGCTGCCGCAGTGTTATCTGCGCCGATTTTTAGTAAGAGGGCTGAACCTTTTTGAGCCGCCATGTGATTACTCCTTAGTTATCAAACACAACGACACGAAATCTCATCACCCCATGCCGCGTTATTCCGTCATTCTCCGCTAGTGTCGTACTGAACTCTTGTCGTATATTAACTAGCGATGCACCTGATATACTTATAGCAGTATTATGGAGCAAAGAATAGACACTTTCCATGATCTCTTTAATCTCGCGTCTACCGCGATATTGTGACCATGCATGAATGGTAATCGTATGCTCTAAACCATCTAAGTCTTTAGAGCCGTTGTTTGATGTACTTTCCTCACCGATTACTACATAAGGATAGCTTGTACCTTCTGGTACATCATCATAGACAGACACACTTGCGCTATCTATTCCTGTAACGCTTCCATTTAACGCGCTATAAATTGATTTCTGTAATTCAAAAGAATGAAAGCCCATTAGACACCTCGCGATTTAAGCCTTGCATACATGCGCCTAATATTTGGTCTGTTTTCCTCCAAAGCAGGTTGCATAAATGGTCTCGGTTCCATTTTGCTAGTTCCAAACTCTAATGCTTCAGAATAATCAGCGCGGCTTTCAACAGAGGCACCCAGCTTGTCACCATCGAGGACAACATGGATATTACTAACTAAATATCCTGTGTCAGTGTTGGGAGGAGTATTAGGTGCCGAAGCTGTATGCACTCTGTCAGGGTTATACTTTTGATAAGTAACACCCCCACCGCTCTGGGTGTTGATTGACTTAACCGCAGTATTACGGACGTCATTCGCGCCTTTTGTTATAATCCCCTCAACCGTGCTTTTATATTTGTTGAGTACAACGCGCGATTTATTGATGCGCTTTGTGTGGGTGCGAATAGTCATGTTGGCACACCCTCCTCTGCCGCAATCTGTATGAACCTGTGTTGATTTTCTACATCCTTGATACCCTTGATAGCAAAGGTTCTTGTGAATGTGGTTCCATTTCTAGTTACGCTATGGAACAAGCGGTCTTTATGGCTAAGGTCTGCGCGGTATCTTATGGTTATAAGATGACTTGTGACCTCTCGCATTTGCTCACTAAATAGGCTTTCTTGCACCTTTGAGGGCTGTATCTTTGCGTAGATGTCAGAAACATTTGACCATGCAATACTAGAACCGCCAGCGTCATCATATGTAGCTGTATATCGTTGGATCGTAATCCTATGACGCATAGAGCCTATTTTCATTATGCAATACCTGACGTAACTAATTGATTGTATGGAGATGCGCTAAATCTCATAACCTTGTAAGGGTTTAAAAGACTCCTTAGAACAGCTGGAGGTGTTGGCGCGGGGAAACGCTCAAACTCTCCGCGATGCTCATAAAGAAACGTAATATACTGCATTATGGCAATTTTGATAGCCTGTGGTACAGTCGCCGCTGTCGCACCATATCCAACTGTAAAGTTTACAGCTAATCCATTTAGCTTGCGCAAATCTGTAGGGAATGAACCACCGTCCCTTAACATAATCCGACCGATATCTGATACTGTATCAGCATAATAGTTATCTGCATCCCAAGTGCTTTCTGTGCCAGCATCATTATAATACTTGATGCTGTCTATGGAGATAATAGGTGTTGCAGCGACCTCTAAATGCTGACTACTGGTAAAGTAGTTTTGATGCCCTGTAACTGTTCCCTCTACGAGATTATGAAAGCCATTTGATCTCGCATCATACCACTGACGCATTGTTCGTTGGATAAAAAACCTACCTGTGTAGTTCTCTGCCCATTGACGCGCTGCAATAATATATCCATTGATTTGTATGTCATCTACGAGTTCATCTAGTCTAAGATGATCACGAATGCTGTTGATTGTAATAGGCTCTTGCGTTGGCCCTGTTACGACTTCTAAACCAGCCATAGCCTATGTTCTCCAATCTATTTTTTTGCAGTCTTTTTTGGCGCGGCCTTTTTGGTTTCTTTCGGTCCAGCATTTCCACCAATCTCATGCGCCACGCCCATCTTAACAAATCCTTGAAGAACTGTCTCCATCCACTTGCTGTCGGACGTATACTCTTGACCCGCTACATATGAAGTTGTTGCTGCACCGTCCGCGCGGGAAATACCTACGGCTGTCTTTGTCATCATTACTTTCATTTTATACTCCCAAAGCGTATGGGAGGCCCGAAAGCCTCCCACTAATATTATGATGCTGGGTGCGCAAGCACACGCATTGCTTCTGCAAGCACAACCTCACCACCAACACGGCGACGAGCGATGTAACGGACGTTACCCGATGCCGCTTGTGAGAATGGATCGCGTAGAACTTGCAACGCCAAACGATCAACGATCATGTAACCGCGACGGAAATCGCCATAGATTACTGATTTAGCTGATGCCGCGATGTCTGCAACATCTGGTGCTTCAACATATGGGGAACCCAAGATTGTGTTTGGAACACCTGATTGACCTGAGAAACCAGTTTGGAAGATGTACTGACCCGCTGTGTCTTTCAACTTACGGATTTCACCCAATGTTTGACGGTTGAACATAAATGTTCCCGCTTGCATGTAAGGTGATTTGATGTCGTGCATCAAATTGATCAAGTCGTCAGTTGCGATAGCTGCCGCTGCCGCCGCTGCTGTTGATCCAACCACTGAACCGTTTGTGATACCTGTAGGCTTGTTTGTGCCATTACCACTGATGAACGCTGCACCTTCCGCTTTCGCGAACTGCTCTGCGAACTCTAGGTTCATTTCCGCTTCCATGTCGAACGCGCTATCTTCAAGCAACTGTGAGCTAATGTCTACAAGAGCATATAGTTCGTGTGTTGGGATAGTGTTCAACGCAGTTGTGTAACCAGTTGTCTCTGAGCGAGTACCGTTTTCCGCAGTCCAAGCCGCCGCAAAGTTGGCTGTTTTCTGTGGAACTTCGATCTCTTTGTTGCTTGTTTGGCGAACACGCGCAACTGAGCGAACAGGTGAGATTTCTTCGATGATCTTGATGATCTCGTTGATATACTCTTCTGGTGCCAAGTTACCCGCAGTTGCCGCTGTGCCAACTGTCAAAGCCTTTTTCTCGACTTCATCAAGACCTTCGTCGCCTTTGCGCAACCATGTTTCCCATGCTTTAACGCTTACGTCGATTTCTTTAGCTTCCATGTGGTTTGCAGGACGCTTTAGAAGTGTCTCAACATTAGCAAGTTGCTGTGCCATTGCTTCTGACTTTGCTTCCGCAGCCATTAGCTTCTGGTTAACGCTTTCGAAACGATCAAGGTCCGCTTCGATTTTTGCTAATTTTTCTTCTGTTACAGGATCGCTAGAACCCTTGCTTTCAATTTCCGCTAGACGCGCATCGTTGACAGATTTGAACTCTTCAAAAGCTGTCGCCCTTGCGTCAAGGG